TTTATAAAATTAATTATTAATATTATATTAGATTTTAAAAAATAATAATTTAATAAAAAATAATAATTTAATAAAAAATAATAATTTAATAATTTAATAATTTAATAAAAAATTGAAAATATAAAATTAAATATTAAAATAATAAAACTATTAAAATAATATAAACATTAACTTATCTAGAACTAATATATAGAATTAAATAATTAAAATAATTAAAATAATTATCATTACATAAAATATAAAAGATAAAATGAATTTTTGTCCTGATTGTGAAAATAGTTTAAATACTAAAATAACTAGTGATGATAATACTAATAAAATTATGAGTTTTGTATGTAATAACTGTAGTTATAAAAAGGTTATTGATATTTCCAAAGAACCTAATTATAAATGTGTATTTAAACAAAATTATAATGTAAAAAATATAGATATAAGTCAATATAATGATAAATATTTATGTAATGATCCAACTTTACCACACGTAGATATAATACCTTGTCCTAATCCTGAATGTATTACAAATAAAGAAAATCCTAATTCAGAATTATTAGAAGTTGGAAAAAAAAAGGAAAATATTAATAATGTTCTTTATAAAAAAATAAACGAAAGCAATTTAACTTTTAAATATCAATGTTGTAATTGTTATTATACTTGGACTAATAAGTAATTAATAATTAATAATTAATAATTAATAATTAATAATAATTAATAATAATTAATAAATAATTCAATTATAAACTTATAAACTTATATCTTATATCTTATGTTCTATTTTTTTATTTATTTTTCTTTGTTTCTATTAGATTAGGTTCTTGAATTTAGACTATAAATTTGTGTCTAGATTAATATTAATTAAAAATTATACATCATTAATTAAAAATTATACATCATTATATAATACATTATATTATACATAATATAATATATATATAATCAAAATGCAATCTAATAAAATATCAAACCCTTCAATTAATAAAATAATTAATAAAATAACTAGTACAAAATCAAGTACAACATCAAGTACAACACCTCATAATACTCAATATAATAAATTAGGAAAACCTACATTAGTTGAAAGTATTATTTCAAAAGTAAAGGATAATGAAAATAAGAATTTAAGAATGTATTTAACTTTTGCTATACCAATAATTGTTCTACTTTGTTATTTAGTTTATAAATATAGTTTTTCATCACGCTCTGCAGATTCTGTTACAAAAATGAATTATAAACCTCAATTATCATTAAAACCTTTGAGTGAATGTTATAATATTGATATAAAAGAACAATATAAATTATGTGATTATTATATAAGTTCCAGTTTTATGACTCCTTGTATTGGAAATCAGCATTATGATTATGTTAGTAATGATATGATAACTGAAGTAATTCAATCTGGAGCTAGATATATCCAAATTCCAATATGTGAAGCTGATGTTAGTTTAGAATCTTTACCTGTTATTGGAACTGCAGTATATGGAGAACGTATAATTACAAGCCTAAATACCCTTGAAATTAGATCAGTATTAAAAATAATTCGCGCAAATGCATTTAAAGTTAATAATAAAGCAATAAATTATCCATTAATAGTTCATCTAATTCTTAATACAAATAATGCATTTACACTTAGTAATGTATATGATAATATAATCGAAGTTTTTGGTGATGTATTATTAGATGCATCTAAATATAAAGATATTCCTGTTTTCTTAGAAAAACTCTGTAATCTTCAAGGTAAAATAATTTTATTTTCTACACCTGAATATATTGGTACAAAATTAGAACCAGTAATAGTACATACTTCAAAATTATTTGAAATTTATCATTTTAGTGATTTAGGACCATTAAATATGCCAACTGATACTTTATATAAAAACCAATATAATAAAAAATTATCTAATAAAGAACAACATAAAAGTAATAAAAAATTTAAAGAGAAATATCCTTCTATAGATTATATTATAAATAACGCACATAGCATTGGTGATACTATATTAAATGATACAGAAATATTGAATAATTTATCTTCTTTTAATAAAGTTGGTATGTCATTAGTTAAACCACATTATTACGAAGATGTTTTAAGTAAAAACTATAATTTTGAAGAATCTGTGTATTATGGATGCCAATTTACAACAATGAATTTTCAGATAAATGATATTAATATGCAAAATTATTTATCTATGTTTTTAGAATCTAGTTTTAGATTAAAACCAGATAGTTTAAGATTTACTGAAAAAGAAGAACCTATAGAAGATCTTCTAAAACTCTATAATTCAGTATCACAAAAAAATGATAATATAATAAATAATTTTTATTACAAATATAGTAATTCACTTATTGCTTTAGAATCATACACACTTCAAAATACATTTTTATCCCAAATAGAAACTAATTTAAGATTTAATTTAGGTACAAATCAAATTAAGGATAAATATGGTAATATAACATATAAAATTAATATAAATCAATGTTTTTTAATTAAGAAAAGCAGTGTAAGTACAGGAAATAATATTTCAGTATATTTAGAAAGTGCATCAAAACCCGGATTCTTCGTGACATTGAATACAAATTTCTTTGATTTAGAAGAATTATCTAGTAATAAAAAAAAATTATTAAATCAAGCATTTTTTATAGAAAATCCAAAAACTGTAGATGATGAAACTGGAGGCGAAATGATAAGCATAAAAACTACTGCAGATGATAACCCTATGTTTATAGCATTTGAGAATAAGATACCAAAAGCTTATGCAGATATACCTACTATCGAAGCACAAAATAATATGACATTTAAAGTTCATAATATACAATTTAAATATATAATTAAGTTTGTTACTATTTTTGATGGTAGTATTAAAACAATGGGTGGTAATATATTAGGAGTTTTAGAAAATAATACTACTGACGGAACTGCTTATTATGTAATACCTATGAATCAAACTTCATCTGGAGATAATGGTAATAATACTAATAATTTTAATATATTTAAAAACCAATTTATATTACAAAATAAAGAAAAAAAAACATATGTAGTTTTTGACCCTGAAACTCTATTTCTTTATGACAGAGAAAAAACTCCTAATCGTAATGGTATTTTTAATATAGAATCGTTAAATGGTTATTTTACTATTAAAAATACTAATAATGATAATTTAATAGTGGTAAATAAAAATTTATTAAAATTTGGTAAAGAAAAAAATATTGTATCAAATGAAAATTTATTTATGTTAGATATTTCATATGAGTTATTGTAAGTGAGTTATTGTAATTTATTTTATCTTTTATTTTCGACGATTTAATGTTCCTAGAATACGAATTAAATCTGAAAATATATTTAATATTTTTATAAATAATCCAAATGATTCAACAGGATAGTTAGGAACTACTTTACCATCAATACATTTTTCAGAAGATTCTTTTAGTTTTTTATGATTAGATAATAAAAGAAGTGCAAATATTACTAGTGAAATAATAGATATGATTATATAAAAAGTCATCATTGTAGATTGTTCTGTAATAAAAAATGAACCTAATATTATAACAATAATAAGACACCATAATGCAATATTTAAATAATATTCCCAATCAAATGTAATAATTTTTTCGCCATAATAATATCCAAGTAATCCTACAATAGTTGTAATAAGTATAGTTAATGTACCTGCTAAACCTACAACATCAGTTAATCTTCCATACCAAATAGTTGGTATTAATAAAATTCCTAATACTAATACTAACGCACACCAAATAGCATTACTTGCTAGAATATTTTGTGGAGAAACAGTATGTAATAGAAATATTAAATAAAATAGTATTGCAATTATTATTAAAAATATTATTATAACTCTAAAACTTCCACCTTGTGATATCCATAATAAAAATGAATTAAATATACCAGTTTGATCATTAACTAATACAATTATAAATATAAGTAATATAGCTAAAATTATATATAGATATGTATTAAATACATAATTATTGCAAGTTAATATTCCATCCTTAAATGCATTATTACCAATTAAAATACAAATAAAAACTACTATTGTAAGACAACAGAATAATTTAAGTAATGTGTCACTACCTTTAATGATATTATTCATATTTTTCATATTATTGATATTTTTCATATCTTTCATTTTAGTCAGTGTAATATTAGATAATATTAAAATAATTTATTTATTAGATAATTTATTAGATAATTTATTAGATAAATTATTAGATAATTTATTAGATAAATTATTTATTAGATATATATATATATATTATATATAACATTAAAAATTTATAAAATTTAAAATCTGCATTTAAAATCTGCATTTAAAATACGCAAATATTTAAATAAATAATATATATATAAAATATAAATAAATGGCTACAAATAATAAAATTACAAATACTAGTAAAAATACAAATACTGGTACAATAGCCGGATTAAAAAATAATGCTAAACAACCTAATGAATTACCAAATAGTAAAGTAATTGCACCATCAAATACTACAAAAACAACAAAGAGTATAAATGTTTCTGATGATAAATCTATAAAATTATCCAAAAATGTAGCTAAAAATGCATCTAATAATGAAACATTATTTGAAACTGCAAAAACAGATTCTAATGTATATGAAGTTGTTTCTGAGAATTATATTTTATTATTGGGTATTAGTTCAGCATTAATAATAATGATTATTATATATTTTTTTTCACAATCATATAGGATAGATAGAACAATTTCTAAAATGTTAGTGTATCAAGGCTATCAAGAATTATTATCTTTAGATTATTCGAAATTTGGTAATAAACAACTTGGTGATTTTTATATAGCGAGTGCTTATAATGCGGCTCATTGTGGATATCAAATGTATGATTATACTAGTGAAAGTATTGTTCTTGCAGTATTACAAAGTGGGGCTAAATATTTAGAATTTAATATTTTTAATAGTGAATTTGGTGACAAAGCATTTCCTGTAGTTAGTATGGGATATAAACAAGGTGAATGGAAAATGATGGTAAATGATACTCCATTAGAAACAATTTTTGAAATTATTAAAAACAACGCATTTAAACTAAGCGATGGTAAAGAAGGTGTAGATAATCCAGATGACCCTATATTTATTGGACTTAACTTAAATACTAATAGCAATTTAAATTGTTTAAATTTAATTGCATTTCTTATAACTAAATATTTTGGTGATAGATTAATAGATTATTCATATAGTTATCAAAATAAAGATAATATTGCAGATATGTCAATGATAAAACTTACAGGAAATAATAATAACGGAGGTAGAGTAATTATATTTTCAAGCGATGGATTTCAAGGTAGTGGTTTAGAAGAAATAGTAAATTATTCTTGGGATAATATTGATAATAATCCTAAGCATTCTATGCAGAGATTACTTTATTCAACTATTATGGACCCTACTTATAACAAACAAACTTTAATCGATTATAATAAAACTGGTTTAACCATAATTGTACCTCATCAAGAAGGTGATTTTTTTAATACTAATTATAATCCATCATTAGCATTTGATCTTGGATGTCAATTTGTTGCTATGGAATTTCAATATATTGATAGCAATATGGATAAATATATTACTAAATTTAAAACAAAATCTTTTATTTTAAAAGATGAAGATTTACAAAAAGGTAAAACTAATGTTACTAAACCTTATACTACTATTCCAGGAATTATAAATACTGTAACAACAAAACCAAAAAAAATAAAAGATGGATTTTAATTAATTTTTAATTAATTTGAATTTATTTAAATTTTTTATTTTATTTTACAATTTTAACTTCAACTAAAATAGGTTTATGGTCTGATGCCATATAATTCACTTCTGGTATATTAATATCTATTGGTGATTCTAGACTATCAATAACGTGGTCATTGTGTCTTCTTCTATTAATTAGACAAGTTAAAATATGTTTAGGATTAAAATAAAATTTTGTATTATCTAATATAAAATAGTTTCTAGATTCACCAAATTCTTTAATATCATAATTAAAGTCTCCAGATATAATATATCGTAAATTCTTTATCTGTTTTTTGTTTTTAATATTTTTTATTTTTTCTATATTTGTTTTTATATCTAGATACATTTTTTCTAATTTATTAAATTCTTCTTCTTTATCATAATGTCCCATATGTATATTAATTAAACAAATGCCATTAGAAAATAATGTACTCATCCAAGGGCGACCTTTATCGAATTCTCCAACAAATTTATTTTTCATTTTATATTTTGAATCCCAAAATGTTACAATAGTATCTAAGCCAGATTTATGAACTTCATATTTCATTTTTTTTAATCTAGACGATTCTTTTATAAGTTTTTGAAAATCAGTTGCTTCTTGTAGAGTAATAAAATCTAATGTATTACTTGAATTACTTGAATTATCAAAAACACTTGAAATATTATTAACACATACAGAATAATGCTTTGGATTTGTTTTATCTGTATTATTGTTACATAAAGACCAGTTTTTTACTTCTCCAGATAATGATTCCCAAGATACATTATACGATAAAATAGATATATTAGATATATTAGATTTGGATTTAGATTTAGATTTAGCTTTGGATTTTATTTGTTTTTTTTTAGTTTTAGTTCTAGATATAGTTCTAGATATATTTCTAGATATAGTTCTAGATATATTTTTATTTTTTTGTGTACTCATTTTTAATACTATTTTAATACTATATATTACAAATAAAAAAAATATAGTTGAATTATTTACAAAGAGTAATGTTTTTGTTGCAACTAGTAAAATAAACATTGATAAAATTTATCTTATTATCTATATGAGATGATATGATATGTATTCAATAGTGCCGTTGCAACCCATTATTATAGTACCCATTATGAGATACCTGTTTCTGTTGCTGTTGATGTTGCTGTTGCATATACAGGTAATATTGTTGTTGTTGTCGATGACGATGTTGTCGTTGTCGTTCTTGTTGTAGCTGTAGCTGTAGCTGTTGTTGTTGTTGTTGCTGTAGATGTAGCTGTTTCTGTTGTGAGTTAAAAACAGATTCGACGACAGAATTGACGACAGATTCGACAGAATAATCAGCTACATCTACAGCTGGTTGAACTGTTTCAAAAGGTTTAGCTTCTGGATTCAAATGATTACGCCTACTAGATGGTAGTTTTACATTAACAGGACTCGGTTGTTTATTCCTTTGTTTTTCTTTTTCCTTTTCCTTTTGAGATTCTTCATTACGCCGAGCTTCTTCACGGCGACGAGATTCTTCACGACGCCGAGCTTCTTCTTTGCGTTGAGCTTCTTCTTTGCGTTGAGCTTCTATTGTGTCCCTAATTAAATAAGGATTACTAAAAAAACTTAAAGGTTCTCTTTTTGAATATGTTTCTTTGAGATGCTTTTTAGTAGCAGGGTTAATACCATCATATAATTCATAATCCATTTTTGAAAAGAACAAAAATAACTAAATCAAATGAGAATAAACTTATAACAAAATTATAACTAATATAAAAAATCAATTTTTTACAAAAAAAACAAAAAATTCTAAAAATTCCTAAAAAAAAACTGAATAATTCTAAAAATTCCTAATTAATTCTCTTATTTATCAATTAAAATTTAATGTACGCAAACTCTAAATTTTTCTGTAACACCAGATGAAACATTTTCTACAATAATTTTACATATTTGTCTTGGACGTAATCCAATATATTTTGCTTGGGCGTCATCTCTCTTAATAGTAGGTATATTTTTATTAGTACAATTATATTTAGTTAATACATCTTGTGCCTCTTGTTTAGATAAAACAATATGTTTAGGTACAAACTGGTGGTTACTAACATTAATAAGAAAATTTTCTAATCCAAATACTTGAACAAAATAACCCTTTCTAATAAATAAATCATTTACAAATTCTTCATCAACCTTATCTTTTACACCAATTTTCATTGATACTCTTTGAACGTTAAGAATTATTAATGTGTCTTTTGGTGTTAAATATTTTTCATAAATCTCAGTTATTTGTGTTGTTAAACTTGCGGTTCCTTTAAATTTAGGGTCAAGGCGATATTTAACATATATCTTTTCAGCATTAGGTTTATCTTGGTTTTTTTCAAGCATTATATCTAGAGGACCTATATCTGGTAATGCTATAAATTTACCAGTAATATGATTTAATAATATTTCCTTAATATCATCAGATGTATAGTTTTTTAGATGATCTACATCATAACCTCTATCTTCTAACATTTCTAATAAATGTTTTCGTGAATCATAAATATATTTATATTTTTTGAAAGTTTCTGTCATTTTTAGTATTTGTATTTATTACTATTACTTTATTACTATTACTTTATTACTATTACTTTATTACTATTGCTTTATTACTATTACTTTATATTACTATAATAAATGTTTTTATATTTATATATTTATATTTTTAATATTTATAAATCAATTTTTTTATTTTATGAATAATAATAATTAATAATTAATAATAATAATATATATATAATTTATTTACGAAATGGATCTAAGTTTTTACTTCCACTATAAAAAAAACCATCACTAACTTTTGTATCTAATTCAACAACTTTAATATTTGAATTAAAATTTAAATTATTGTTATTCATCCCTCCATTCATCCCTCCATTCATCCCTCCATTCATTCCATTCATAATTCCATTTGTCATTCCTGAGGTCCGTTGTAACATAGGTTGCATATTTTGTTGAATATTCTGTTGTGCCCCTTCTTTCATATGCATCATATTTTGATGCATATTTTGTACCATAGGATTATTATTAAATGACATATTTAAACCTCCTTGTATATTACCTCCTTGCATATTACCTCCTTGCATAGGTTGAGTTGTATTTTGTGATAAAATATTATTAATACCTTGTGTTTTTGCATTATTTAAAATATCATTATCACCACCTGTTTGCAATCCTAATAATTTAGAGTTCATATTTTCAATTACATTATTATCATCTTTTTCTTTTATATAAAATTCTGGTTTAGTTCCTCCATAAGATGATAAATCAATATTATCATTATCACCATTATTATTATTATTTCCTTCATCCATTCTTATTTCCATTCCACCTTGTTGATTTAGTTGTAATGATTGTTTTTGAGTATTACCTGAAATAATACCAGGATTTAGATTTGGTCTTTGAAATGAATTATTATTTTGAGAAAATTGGTTCCCAAATTGTGAACCTTGAAATTGCTGTGTATTAAATTGCATATTACCACTTCCTTCATTACCATTTTCTCCTTCTTTACCACTTCCTTCATTTCCACTTTCTCCTTCATTTCCATCTTCTTTTCCATCTTCTCCTCCAACACTTTGTTTTTTATCTTCATCATCTTCATCATCATCTTTATCATTATCATTATCATTATCATATACATCATCTTCACCTCCACCAATTTGTTTTTTATCACCATCTGAATCACCTTCGTCACCATCTGAATCACCTTCGTCACCATCTGAATCACCTTCATCACCATCACCATCTCCATCTCCATCTCCATCATTCGTAAAATTTTTTATATCGTGTTCTATCATATCATCTATATCATTATCAATATCATTCTCGGTAAGTTCTACTATTTCGTCAATATCTTCATATTTAGTTAGTAATTTCTTCATATAACTAACACTCATTCTAACACTCATACACATTCCTTGAATTTCTTGTATTAATAATTTAAATGTATAAGGAACTACTAATTGAATATATTCCATATGTTTTTGGTCATATAGATTTAAACCAATAATTTTATTTGCGGTTACATTATTTATATTATTTACATCTTCATTTAATTGATATGATACAACATTATCAGATATATTATCATAAAACAATCCTGTTTCAGGGTTACATATACTTATTTCACCTGAAGATTTACTTACCTGTATAATAAATTTATCACATCTTTCTATACAACTTTCCTTAATAAATCCCCATATACCGTGTGATAATAATACGTCGCGCTCCATTTCACCAATACGCAATCCTCCACCATTTGCACGTCCTGCTACACTTTGCCTTTCTTTTACAGTATATGCTCCTCCTGGAATAGGGATACCATTTTCTCTTTCTCCGCCTGTACGAGTATTTATTTTATCATCAACCATATATTTTAATCTTTGATAATATATTACACCTGTAAAAATTGTGGCTTCTATCTGTTGTCCGCTCATACCATTATATAATACACGATTACCCATAGAAGTAAAACCTAATTTATTTTCCAATATTTCATTTATTTGTTCCACATTAAATGTTTCAAATGCATTATAAGAACCAAACAAACCCAATTCTGATGCCATATTACCAAATAATATTTCGTATAATTGATTTATTGTCATACGTGAAGAATAACCAGCAGGGTCTAATAATACATCAGGAATAATACCATCTTCAGTATAAGGTAAATCTTCTTTATTTAATAATATTCCGAATGTACCTTTTTGACCGCAACGTGATGCAAATTTATCTCCAGTAACAGGAATTCGATGTTGACAAGTACGTACTTTAACCATTCGGTCACCATCCTCATTTGTTTGACAAGTAAATACTCTATCAATACAACTACCTTCATTACCAAGTTTTACATTTGTTGTCATATCTTTATAGTATTCTTTACCGTGTTCGTCTTTACTCTTCATATATTTACTAATTACGGCATCATTTAATTCAATAAATGAACCTTTTTTTGGTAATCCGTATTTATCTAAATTTGAATAATTTACACGAGTTTTTAATGGTAATTCAGATTCATTTGGATAATTAATAATTTCTTCTCTGAATTTAGGTAATGGATTATAAAAATGATGTTCTTCACCTGTTTTTTGGTCTGTCATTTCTTTATCACTATACATTTTATAATAACTTGTTCCAAAAAGACCCATATCAATAGCGCTTTGATTTCCTACTATAGCATCTTCTTGATTATACTGGTATTTAATTATTGCTACAAATAAATTATGACCATGACCGAATTTGTCACCGCCTAAAACATTATTAAGATGACAAATTGTTAATGGTTTTTCTGGGCTATTTAATACAATTGAACTAGTATCAATTCTATTATTAAAATTCATAGCATATGTTGTTATACCTTGTTTAACAAATTTACTAGCAAATATTGCACGAGCACCCGAAGTACAATTAATAAATGGTATTAAATGCGCGTTAAAACTAAGCATCATACTAGGATGTAATTCGACGTGTGTATATATTTTCACCTCTTTTATTGATATATTAAAACCAATTGACAAAAGACAAGTATCAAATTCTTGAGAATCAATATATTCAATAACGGATTGGGATTCTTTTATTTTAGTTATTTCGGAATATGAATTACCATCACCTTTTCCATCACCTTTCCCAATTCCAATAATTTCTAAGGGACTAACACTACAATTATAATTATTATATTCTGTTTTACGTTTTCTAAATCCCAATAATAAATCATTAAATTTATATGTTTTAGATTTTAGTCCTTTAATATGAGATGATTGTATAAGTATATTATTATTATCAATTATATATAAAGGTCTGATAAAACGACCACCGTCAGTATATATTTTAATTTCATTATTACCACATTCCCAAGAAATACTAGTAAAAATATTAATAAGACCATTTCTACGATAAAGTCTAAACATATTAGTAAATTCTATTGGATTACGATGGCATCCTATCCAGTTACCATTAATAAATACTTTACATAAAAAAAAAGTTTCTTTAGGTAAGAATTCATCTAATACCTCTAGACCTTTTTCTACACAAAACTCTATTATAGGTTTTGTAGGGCATCCAAATGTAATATGAGAACTAATTGCTAGACCTTTATTTAAATTTCGACTTCCACCAGTTTCTTCAGGACATACACAACCATATTGAGTAACGTGTATTTGCATTCTTAAATTAGTAACTCGTTGTCCTGGAGCAACATTGTCAATAATACGTCGAAGATGTGCTATAGTATTATTTCGAGTACTTCTATCTAATGTTTGTACTACACCTTTTTTTTCACCAATATCTCCTATAGAAAGTTTACTATTAAAGTGTTTTTTAAATTTATCAATACTAAATACATCTCGATAATTATTTTCATTAATTATATAAATAATTTTATCTTCACTATAATCCTTAGTATTAAATGTAAATATGGTATTTGTCATAACACGCGCATTACGAATAACTTGGTCGAATGCACTTCTAAATAAAGTGGCAATTAGAAATCCAGATAAATCAATTCTTTTATTCGAAAAATTATCACGGTCTGTAGCTTTAATTAAACCCATCTTTAATAAAAGTAATTTACGTGTAACAAAGCCTAAATAATATGCTTTAGCTTTATTAATATTACCATTTATTGTTGTAATATGTGGATAAAATGCCTCATTAAAAGTACTGTATAAATAACTTAAATTTGTAACTTTATTTTTTCCTACTTCACTAATTGAATTAGCCACACCATCATTTTCGTTTTGTGCTCTAGAAGGTAGTTTTATTAAATAATTTTCTGCTACTTCTCTATCATATATTTTATCTTCAACAATAAAAGGGTCTAAAACACTAGGTCTAAGTAATTCTATCATTTGTTTTGTTAAAGTATTATCTTCTGCATTACATAAATTACCTGTTTTGCAATTATTATCTAAAATACCAATATTATCTACATCTCCAACTATGTATTGTAATATTTCTTTATCAGTTTCAATTCCAAGTGCCCTAAACATAATAAATAATGGAACATCTCTATTTTTATTTTCTTTAAGAAGTGGATTAGTTTGACCTAATCTAACTGTTATTGTACCAGCTTTTTCAAGTTGAACTTTTACAGTTCTTGCATTTGCAAATGATTCATCACTAACGCACTTAACTTCGGCAAAATGTGTATATTTTTCAGAACCATTATCTGTATTAACAATATCTAGAAAAATTATATTTTCAGCTTTACGTTCTTGTGAAACAATTGTTTTTTCTAAACCGTTAATAATAAAATAGCCACCAACATCATAAGCATCTTCACCCATTTGTGAAAGAATATCATTATTAAATTCATTAAGAACACAAATATCAGATTTAAGCATTATTGGTATTTTACCAAGATGTATATTATCAAGAAATGGAGCATTAGTAATTGGTACATTTTCAAATATAATTTTGTCGTGTTTTTTGAGTGTAAATTCAATTTCAACTGAATAAAAAATATCAAAACCATATGTAAGAGATTTTAATCTAGCTTCATTTGGATAAAGTTGTATTATTTCTCCTGATGGATAATTTTTAATAGTTGGTTTTGATAATGTATATTTATCGTGATTTTTTCCACCAAAATGAATATGTATTTCATATGTATAATCTTCTTTATCGAATAAAATAATTTTTGTTTGTGGATTTTTTGCAGTATTTTTAAAAATCTGTGGTATCTTATTTTGTATAAAATCATTATAACTATCTATATGATGTCGTACTAAATAATTAGGAGTATCACGAAAATATGAATTTATAACTTCCCAAGTATCTGTTTCTAGATTCATATTGAGTATTTATTTTATTGGGTACTAAAAATACAATTTTATAAAATCAAATATATAAAAAATTATATAAAATCAAATATATAAAAAATTAAAATATTACTTATTACTTATTACTTATTACTTATTACTTATTATATAAATCTATTATTTTATATTCAATATATTTACATATTTACATATTTATATAATTTATATAATTTATAAAAAAATAGATTTATTTACAAAAGATTTTAATATTTGTGAATAAAATAATGATGATGCACCAATAGTTGGTCCTGATAATGTTAAAACTGCATTTAATACATCTTTATCTGTAATCATATACTCTAGAATATATCTAATTATAATTATAAAATATACTATAATAATTAAATGAATTAGTAGTAGTAAATAATTAATATTTTTGTTTTTATTATTATAATTAATTAATTTTGTAATATTATTAGATAATATGCAACTAGATACAATACCTACTACCAATATAATAATACTCAAGCATATTTCATAAAAAAAATTTATAGAAAACTTTTCTTTTACAAAAAAAAATAAATTTAACATTTTATAAATAATTATATATATATATATATATATAATTATTTTACATCTTCAATTATGTAATATGTTTAATTTTTGATTCAAAAATAACATACAACAAATCCAATTATCAATAGTAAAAATTCAAAGTTTTCAATCCATACATTTAGTAGTAATAGTATCATAACTGAAACTTTAAATATTTTAGTATAAAATTGTCGATTTATAATATTTTTCTCAAATAATACAATTTTATTATTCTGTATTTGAATTTCATTTTTAAGAGAAGTAATTTCTTTTATAAAATCTTTATTGTCGCATTGTAAATTACAAAGATCTAATTTTAAATAATGCATCTTATTATCAACATCATCAAAATCTCTTTTTTTATCCTTAATATTTTGTTTTAACTCTAGAATAGTTTTATTAAGTTGTGAAATAGTGTTAATATCTATTTCGTGTTGTGGATATATAGAATTTATTATATTATCATCTAAAGAATTAGTTTGTGATTTTGTATTACTAGATTTATTACCACTAGTTTTTGTATTAGTATTTTTAATTTTACTAGACTTGTTATCTAGAACATGTTTAATAATTAAATTTACAGATGAATTATCACAATCATTTTCTATTTTATTATCAGAATCTTCTTCATCAAAATCTCCTTCAAGTTCATAATTATCAGAATCTTCTTCATTTTCAGAAATTTTTCTCTTATTATCGTTACTATTTATTTTTTTAAATAAAGTATCATTTGTTTTAGTTTCAGGTCTTTTAAATGTTTTCATTTGTTCTTTAAGTTCTCTTAGTGCTTTTTGAGTATAATCTTCTTTTTGAGAATTATATTCATCTACAGATATTTGTTTAGAAAAAATTTTAGTAGGAATATTTTCAGAAGAAGTAGAAGAAGACATTATATTAATATTTCTCTTAATTATTTATAAATTTATATATATATTATCAAAATATAATTCAATTTTTTATTTAACAAAATAAAAAAATAAAAAAATAACAAAATAACAAAATAACAAAATAACAAAATAACAAAATAACAAAATAACAAAATAACAAAAATAAAATAATTCTTATATTTCATTCTATCTAAAAAACTATATAT